CCGCGAGTCCTTATCCGGAATCGGCGATAATTGCCACGTGTGGCAGGTGGGCTGACGCTCAAACTACCGCTTGTAGCAGATGTATTCACTGTAGTTAAAGCCATCCACTCGCCCCATGTGCTGTTATCGACCGAATCACTGTATTGTATTTCATAAGATGTAATGGCATTGCCCGCTCCGCTTGCTGCACCACTCCATAATAAGGTTACATTACCTTCCGCCACTGTGGCACTCACTGTACAAGAGGTTGGCGCTGCGCAGGCAGTAATATCGCAGTATATGCTGTTACTAATCTTCTCTGTTGAGAAAACATCGAGATTATCTATCGTCCAAATACCAAATTGAGTATATGTGCCTGGTGTTCGTGATACATCAGGAGTGTAACTGCCACTACTTGAAGCCAAGGTCATAGTGGTTAGAACATTCCATGAGCTCCATGTACTGTTATCCGTGGATGTCCTACTGGCAATCTGATATCCTTTGATGGCACTGGTTCCACCAGAGGCCCCGCTCCATGTCAGCGTAACGGTCTCGTTACTGTAATGTGAAGGTGAAGCAACTGCAGTGGTGGGTGGGTTTGGTAACGTATTTCTTCTTACAGAATTCGTTGATACCTTCCAGCCAGAATAATAGCTCGCTCCTGCCGCACCACGTGTCCGCACCTGGAATCTACGGTAATTTCCTCTTATGGAGGACGGTGAAGTTGCAACACTTCCGCTGGTGGCAGACGTAGAAACGACAGTAAGTGGTATCCACTCACCCCATGTAGCATTATCCGTCGATTCGCTATATTGGATTTCGTAACCGGTAATTGCATTATTTGTTCCACTTTTAGCTCCGCTCCATGACAGGGTGATACCACCTTCAGAGAGAGTGCTGCTTACTGAACAGGAGGTTGGCGCCCCACAGGCCGTCGTACGGCTTGCCCAGTTGATGGTCAATACAATCTTGCTTAAATCATCCCTACCTGTAAAGCCCATATAATTAACGGTGCTCGAGCCGCAATCAATAAACAAGCAGTTGCTGGCTCCGCTACCGATGGAGTCTATCAGGGCGGTGGAAATAGTAATATCTTTTGCACCTTGTCCAGCCGAAATAGTGTAATTATATCCAGTGGTTACCTTTACAGGCCTACTCGCAGATACATTTGTACTCGATCCAACAGCTGGAATTCCATATTGATTTCCAGCATAAAGCGTCATGGTTCTGGCAGAACCCCAATCACCTGCTGCCACGCGATTTAAGTGAAGGCTGGCCGATGTGGGATAATATCCGGCATAGGTATTCCTAATACTGGTGAGGTCAAAAACCATGACACCAACATTCTCATAGTTGTTAGCGGGTGTATATACTCCTTGTCTTACATTTGGGGTAACCCCTGGAATCCAACTCCCGTTTCTCCATGTACATGCGTTAATGGCTTGATAAGTTGCCATAAGAATTCACCTCACTCATATACCGCTGATACAAGGGAATTCACCAAGCCACATAGATTCGTATTCAGCCGTGTATCTGTGATATTGTTCGGAGCTATAGATGTTGCAGCTGCAGGCACTAAAACGTCTGCAATACAAAGCTCATATACATCAGTTGTCCTTGTCAGCGCCGGTGCAGTTGGTGTAACGGCAGGAGTTCCGGTAACAGCAGCCAGCTGAATACTCCGGTTAATCATGCTTAGTCGAACAACTATCCTGTCAATACGAGGATTGCTACCGTTTGCAGTAGCAAGTGGAATATTCAAGGCATCGGTATTTTCATACCGATAACCATTAATCCATGCACTTCCTGCCGCCACGCTCACCGCTAAACCGGTTCCGGGCGATACCTGCAGGTTTGTAGGAGTGGTATAAAAAATCCCATTGGAGACAAGGCTCCCAAAATACGCTGCAAAATCTGCCGCGTCATAGACCCTGTCTCCGTCAGATGAGTTAAAGAAACCGCTTTTCTCCATACATAAAATCCTCCCTTAGCTGGTTTTTGTGTACTCAATAATTACATAGCCCGTGAACGCTGTTCGATCGGTGCCAGGCTCAACAACGATATTGGTTTTATCCGCATAAAGGCCGATCTGAGATGCGAAGTTGTTATACCTTGCCAGGGGTAACGGAAGGAAAACCGTCCCGTTTGTCGCAAAGCCGGATAAACTGACTACAGTATCAAGGTTTGTAATACCATGAGCTACACTTTTTGGAGTAGTGTCCGTAAGCGTACCGAGATTTATTTCTTTGCGATATATAGACTTGCCGTCTATCCATTGCCTTCCTGTGTTTTGCTCCGTTGTGGAGTAATCAGTTAGCGCCGAAGCAATTTTATCGGCAGTAATCGTTCGATCCGCTATTTTTACTCCGGTGACCCCTCCGTCTGCAATTCTCGCACCTGATACAGGCGCATTGTAAACATTGTTGATACTTGCCGCAAAGGTGCTTCCTCGTACTGCGGCTGCAATATCTGTAAGATTACCAAGGGGAAAACTCAACCAGTTAGCCTGGCCGGATGGATTGTTAAACAGGAAAACCGATATTACATAAAACGTCATGGTGTTCCTGCTAATGAAAAAGCCCATAGCCCGCTGGTATCCATTTCCTGTGTTATCGCCATTATGCTTCACTAAAAAGACATGCCCATCATCACTAGGCTGGTCGCTGAACTTATTTCCGCTCCATGAGGTGAAATAAATGGTGTCTCCGGGAACCATATGGTGCATGGCATACTGCCCGATAGATATTGTTCCTTCACCTACATTTACCTCAAGAGCAGGAAGTTTACCGAATAGATTGTTAATTGTATCTGTAACGGTGTCTCCTTGAATCTTCGGATTTACATCCTCTAAGTCACCCAGAACTTCTACCACCTCGGATATTCCTGACGGGGCTTGCAGAGCTGTTTTAACCTGGCTCATATCAGAGTTGAGCTTCTGTGCAATGGAAAGCACCGACTTTCCGAACGTCACACCGATGCTTAAGCCAGTTGCATCGTATGTTTCCTCGATTTCCATGATCCGGGTTGACATTGACACGCCCCAAGGCTTTGAGATTACTTTGACAGTCTGGCCTAAGTCAAAATCCGTTTTGTAGATAAGGTTACCGTGTGGATTGACAGACACATCAAAGGAATAACGTATGGCCAATTCACTCAGCCTGCTCTGACCTCGGAAGGTCAATGCCTCAGTGTAGTCTGTACCGAAATCATCCTTTCGCAGGTCTTTGGCATCAACAAATATCTCACGGCGAGCCTCCCCAGAACCGCCAGTAATAGCGACGAATGTGCGTTCAGACCCCTCTCCCTCGCCGCCGACAAGTGCAGTGTTGGCATAGTCCGCAGCGCTTTCTGTGTATGTCTGCTCTGTCAGATTCTCGTATTCCTTAGAGAACACTGCTTGAGAAGCTGTTCCTTTGTACAGCGTTACCGTAAATGTCCCCTGGGCTGGTGTGAATACAGTTTTAATTCCGATACCCGAAGCGTCACAAAGTTCTATAACCGCTTCCATCAGGTTACGATACGATATCTGTGTATTTATTGGCACATCAAGAAACGGCGATGAGAATGAAATGCCCGCAATTTGCCGTGCTGGATCGGAAGGATTAATAAGGTTCTTATTAAGAAGCTGTTCCACACAAGACGACAGGTCACCTGAGAGAGACTCCGTTTCCCAGATAATGCGCCGGGCCAGGAAAGAAGTAGCAAAGCGTCCGGTAGCTGTGATGATCTCATTGTCGGTTTGGGACAGTTCTAAATGCTCTATAATCCCGGCTTCTTCATCGTCACTCTTCCAAAGGATGTTACCGGCTTTAATAAGTGCAGTGTTCTCCGGCGTGGCTATTGCTTTTAGTTCAAAGGAACCGCACTGAGAGTAGCGCCGCGTCCAACGCAGGTATTCGAAAGACTCTACAATACCAGCAAGTTGCCGGCTTGAATTAAAAACATATAGCTCCATACTCACACCCCCAGAAATTGCGGTCGATAGTAAAGACTGACTTCAAGCAGCTCCATATTGACCGAGGCATCATAACGCAGGATGTTTTGTCCAGCAGCAAGCTGAAAAAAAGTTGAACCTGTATCCAATAACGAAAAGGCATTTGTTTCTGTTGAACCGTCCACACTAACCACACGTTTACCGGCAAAATGGGTGTATACCCTTATTTCATCACCGGCATTCATTGTGGTAAGTAAGCGTATATACTCGCCAGTGTCTATATTTAAAAGCTCAGGATTCGTAACTGTTCCAAGTGCCCGGAACACAATCTCACATCCGCAGGCCACATCACCGATATTGTTCACAGTGATGATCTGGCTTGGCTGGCGCATCCCGAATTCCATGCCTGTTTCAGGTATCTCCAGTTCAAACTCGAACATCGGTATCCACGATGCCAGCTCTTGCCGTACCTCGTCAGGTGTTTCAAAGAATGGCGATGGGCAGAGCAAACTAACAAAGAAGTTCGGTATTCGATGTCGGGTGGATACCGTGAACCCAGCCTCCTCCACAATGCAAGCGATCTGCCGCTCTCTATAAAGAAGCGTACCTTTTAGTTTCGGGCTGAATATATTTAAAAAGTGCTTTCGAAGCTCATATGCTTCATCGGGCGTATCCGCAATAACCGTACCTTCTAACGTAATGTTTCTCATATCCAAAGTGGACGAGATATAAAAAGCACCGTCCTGATCCGGTGCCTTGAAGGTATTTATGGTTTGGCGGATATTGCCCGTACCATCAATTTTGGTGAGAAAATACGGACGGCTTTGTTTAAGTGTAATGCTTTCGCCGTCCGCATTAGTGTATGTTAACTCCATGTGCCGACCTCCTCAATATGCCAAAGCCAGTTTGCGGGACAGGTTCTTAAACTCCCGTGCCAGTTCCTTCTCGGATAGGGCTTTGGGCGTAACTACGGAAATACTCTGGTTTATCACGGTTCCGTTTGCTCCAAGAACCCCTGTGCCTCGGGAAAGGGAACCTGCCAAATTGAGCCCTGCATCAACCTCGAAGTCAGTGGGTACTGCTTTTCTCATGTCTTCACTGACGCGATCCATTGCCTGCTCGAAGCCAACACCTATGCCAAGCCCCATATTGCTACCCAGTTCTGCAAACAGGGAGGATGGGCTGTGTATGCCGAAGAAGTTCTTGATTTTGGTCATTACATTTCCGAAGAAACCGGATATCTTTTCCCACAGCCACGCGGCAGCGTCGTTTATGCCCTGCCATAATCCTTTAATGAGGTCAAGACCGGCTTTTGCCAGTTCGGGAATGTTCTCAATAATAGCATCAACTATGGCCACAATAATTTCCGGAATTGCTTTGACAACTTCCACAATGATTGTCGGCAGATTGGCCACCAAAGCTACCAGCAGCTGTACTCCTGCAAGAATGATCTTGTCAATGTTCCCAATAATGGCGCTTACAAGTGAAGTTATGATTTTAGGTATAGCTGCTACAATGGTAGTAATGATCTTCGGCAGGTTCTGGATGAGTGCGACTAACAACCGAATACCTGCATCAACGATCAAAGGAATGGCTTCAAACACAGCGGCAAGAATGCTGTCGATAATCTCAGGTATTGCCTCCACAATTGCATCAATGATCTCGGGTAAAGCGTCCACAAGGGAAGTTAAAAGCTCGATGCCTGCTTGCACAATCTGCGGCAGGGCATCCAACACTGCTCCGACAATTCCGTCGATAATCTGCGGAACGGCCTCAAGTATCTGTGTAATGATGGAGGGAAGCTCCTGCACAAGCGACACGAAAAGAGCTACACCAGCTTGCACAATTTGTGGTATGTTCTCGGTAATCATCGTAACCAACGCCTGCACGATCTCCGGTATGACTGCCACGATTTGGGGAATGGCGCCTGTTACAAATCCGATGAGCGCATCGATTACTGCCGGAAGCGACTCAATCAGCACCGGTATAGCTTCAACAATGCCTTGGGCCAAGCCAAGCATCAGCTGAAGTGCCGCATCAAGCAGCAACGGCAGACTTTCTATGAGCGCCGTCACAATCTGGGTTACAGCAGAAACGGCTGCCGGGATAAGCTCAGGCAGCGCATTAGCTATGCCGGTAACAAGTGTTGCTATCATCTGGACTGCCGCTTCCACTATTGCAGGAAGATTGGCTATAATTCCGTCGACTAGCGCCAGTACAAGCTGTAGAGCACCCTCCGTGATTCCCGGAAGTGCACCGACCAATGCCTGAAGGAGTGTATTTATAATTTGGCTGGCCGCGTCTACGATGACGGGCAGGTTATCAATTATTGCCGAGCCTATGGAGGTTACGATGCTCAAAGCCAATTCTATAATATCGGGCAGCTGTTCCAGAAGCATATTCACGATGCCGCCCACGGTATTGCCGATAACCTCGCTGATCTTCGTCCAATCGCCGTTTGCTTCGTTCAGTCCCCGGGTAAACTCACCCAACAGGCTCACGCCATCGTCTGCCAGAACCTGAAGCTGCGGAAGGAGAACCATGCCAAGGGCATTCTTGGCTGCTTCACCTCCGGACTTTAGTCGTTGCATAGAATCATCAAACTTACCGAGGGCTTCCAAGGATTCCTGACTCATGACAGCACCCATCGCTTTGGTTTCCTCGGTAAGTTGATTTATGCCTTCCGAGCCTTGTTCAATGAGAGGATTTAGCTCTTGGGCGCTCTTACCGAAAAGCTGCATGGCAAGAGCATCTCTCTCGGTTTCGTTTGCTACGTTACCTAGTGCATCAATAGTCTCCCAGTACACAGTTTCTGAATCCCTAAGGTTACCATTGGCATCGGTTATAGAGATGCCCAGCGCTTTGTACGCCTGTGAAGCTGCACCAGTACCCTCGCGTGCCGAGTTCATGGAACGTATATTTCTCGCCATACTGCCGGTTAAGGTTTCCATTGAGGTATCTACTAGTTCGGCGGCATATTTGTATGCTTGCAGTGATTCAGTACTCATGCCGGTTACAGTTGACATGGTGAGAATATCGTCTGCATACTGTGAAGCGCCAACAGTCATATCGGTGAGAGCTTTGGCCGCTCCGACCGCAGCCGTTCCAATAGCTGCAAACGCGGCACCCATGGCCACACCTATCCCTTTTAATGCCGAGCCGAGTTTTTCAAGTTTGTTTGAGGACTCCTCGACATCATCAACCGATTCTTCAACGACATTTCCAAACTCATCGACCTTTTGCCCGGCATCGTTATACCCACGATCCACATCGCGGAGTGATTTCTCGTTTTCAGCCAGCTCATTTTCCATGCCGTTAAGCTCAGCCTGTGCTTTATTGAGTTGTATCTGCCAGTTTTGCGTGCGTCTGTCATTTTCTCCGAAGGAGGAGGCGGCGTTGTCCAATGCAGCCTTAAGGGTTGAGATTTTCTCCCGCTGCGCGTCGATTTCCTTATTCAGAACCGCATTACGGGCGGTGATCGCCTGTACAGATTTGTCATTCTTATCAAACTGACTGGCCACAAGAGTCATTTCGCTGCCCAGTACTTTAAAGGACTGATTGATTTCCCGCAGGGCATCCTTAAACTGCTTTTCGCCCTCCAGACCAATCTTCAGGCCGAAATTATCCGCCATACCGTTTCACCTCCTACAAACCCGTCGGGATAATATCATCGATCGTTATCGTTTTCTTTGGCTTCTCGATACCGTGCCACTGCTTATGGCAGGCCCACAGGTCAAGAAACAGACCGATGGGCATAAGCCAGAATTCATCTGCGCTCATGCCCATCTGCACTGTGCCGTAATAGTAAAGTCGGGTAAAGACCTCATCGTCTGTTACCCGACTTCCACGTTTTTT